GGACAGCCTAATGTAGTAAAAAAGCTACCTACTATTAACGATGTAAGTTTTACTAAACTATTGGCAGCAGTAAAAGCAGGTAGTTATACTTATGCAGATGCTATTGAAACCTATTTATTCAACGAATCACAAACTAAAGAATTAGAACATTATGCACCAAAATAATGATTTTTTAGTCCGCTGCTCCGAACTTGGTAACATCATGGCTAAGAGTAGCGGGCTAACTAAAATAGAAGCTAAAAAATTAGACGATTTAATCACAAAACAGTCTAACAGCAAAGAAAGATACAAGTTAGAAGATAAAAGAGATTTTAAGCCACTATTTGACCTTTCAAAAGGTGCGATGTCTTTTGTTGAAAACAAGGTTAAAAATAAGTTACTAGAAATAGATATAGACTTTGATAGCAACCAAATGCTAAAAGGCACAGAAGAAGAAGACGAAAGCATAAAGCTATTTAATTCTGTTAAGTTTAAGTCTTATAAGAAAAATATAGTTAGAATTTCTAATCAATGGATAACAGGAGAATGTGATATAGACGATGACAAAGAAAGTCTTATAATAGACATCAAAAGTTCGTTTACTAAGCTAACATTTCCACTAATGCCAAAGGACTGTAAAAACAAACTATATGAATGGCAGCTTAGAGGGTATATGATGCTCTATGATAGAAATAACGCTACCTTGGCTTATTGTTTAGTAAATACGCCAGACCATTTAATCCCACCAAATGATGATTTTAATCTTCACAATGTAGATGATATTGATCCATTTCTTAGAGTTACTACGTTATCCTTTACTAGAGATTCAGAACTAGAGGAACAAATCAAATACAAGGTAAGCGAATGTAGAAAATATTATAATCATTACCTTAATTTAGTTCTTAGTAAAAATCAAGGATAAGCTATTTAAAGCAGGAAAAAAGCAGAATGAACAATTTAGGTAACAATCAAAATCAAAAGTAATGATATTAATATTTGCAGAAAAAGGCACAAAAAAACGGTATGCAGTAAGTAGTAGAGGCACTACTGACGAAGACACGAATAACAAAGTCACAAAAACACTAGAATGGCTAAACCTAAATAGTAATAGTTGGGAGTATGTAAAATCTTCTGATGGTGGTATATTGTACGAAGGTCAAGACATTTATTTAGGCTAAACAAACACTAACAAAATGAAAAAATATAAGCAATTTTGCATCAAACACAACCTCAAAGCTAATAGATTTAGTTCTTTAGCTAGGTTTATGAAAAACAGGAAAGATGAGCGATGACCAAATAGACGATAGAATAAGAATGCTTTATTATAAACACAAAGAATTAAGTACAAAAGATAAACAAAGTGAGGTAGGGATTAATATGCTAAAAGAAATATCAAAACTAAGACTTCAAAAAATAGATAAAGCATTACTACTCCATAGAGAATTTCAGAAAAGGCACAACTTGAAACCAACTAAATACATTAATAATACTAAACAACAATAACAATGTCAGAATTAAAATTAGAAGGTAAATTAATCGTAAAAAACGATACTCAACAAGTAACAGACACATTTAAAAAACGTGAGTTTGTTATAGAAACAGAAGGAGATTACCCACAAAGCATAAAGTTTGAATTAAAACAAGATAATTGCTCTAAATTAGATGCCTATAAGGTAGGGGATATGATTGCAGTATCTTTTAATGTAGATGGCCGCCCTTGGGTAAACAAAGAAGGTAAGACAGTATATTTTGTTTCTTTGTCAGTCTGGAGAATAGAGAAAGTAGGTAGTGTTACTGCTCCTGTAGATAAATATCAAGATGTGCCTGTAGTTGACAATGATATCGAGTTGCCATTTTAAAATCAAAAGGGATTGAGTTCCTTTCTTATTCAGCAGTAAAAATATAAACAACAATTCAAAACAAAGGGGCTTAGTTCCTTATTATTCAGCAGTAAAAATATAAAAAATTATGAATCTTATTTATAGCAATGGTAGAAAGATAGTTCAAACAGATGAGCATATAGAAGTAGATAATGTAAAATATCCTTTGCCTGACTATGTAAAAAAATCAAACAGTAATAGTTTGATAATAAATAAAAACTCTATAGAAATAAATGGCTTTCTGTTTAATCCTGACACAGGAGAATTTAAGCGTAAGGGTTTTTTTAAATAACTAACAAAGGGGCTTAGTTTATCGCTTTGCCCCTGTTTAAAAATTATGATTATGAGCAAAGAGTTAAACGCTAAATTAAAAGATGCTAGAGATTTTTTCTTAGAGAATAGTAATGGAACTTATACTGTTGAAATGCTAGGGTACACAAAAGAAGTAGATAACTATCAAGATGCTAAGTGTTTTTTATGGGGGCAATTACCTATAGTGAATGAACCTCAAACAAAACAAGCATTACCAAATCGGCTATCAAATCAAGCTTACAAAAAAGCAAAAGAATTAAACTATGATAAATTTGTATCTTGGTGGGATGAACAAATTATTTAACTAATAACCGCACTACTAGTATGCTTATTGGTGTACTGGATAAAAGATTGAAAAATGGGAATTAAACTAATAAACATAGAGCACAACAAAGAATCTTTTATACAAGACGACTCTACTGCTTTTATTCTTACTTATGAGGTTAAAAAATGGTATTACTTCGGCAAAGTTAAAACCAAAACTAACCACATTAATATAAAAAACAAAATTGTAATGGAGTGGCTTGAGCATATACGACAAAAAACAGGTGTAAAATGCAAACAATAAAGCTAATACTACAATCACTATTCTACTTCCTAATAGGTAGCTTAAATTCGTTCGTTTTAGGCTATTATTTCTATGCTGCGGTAAGTTGTAAGGAATATACAAATTGGACTTATATAATAGTAGTTTTGTCGCTTGTAGTGTGGGCTTATTGGGTTGCTTTTGATAAACTTATAAAACTTAAATAATGACTAAAGAAGATATTGAAACAATAAAAGAGTTGCTGTCTGCTACAATAGAACTTAATGGAGAGTATCAAGAAGGATGGGATGAAGATATAGAAAAAGCCGAAATTCTTATATCTAAATTAGAAAATGAACAAATAAAAACACCTTATAAAAAAGAATACATCGAATGGAGAGATAAATACTTTAACCAGGTGGATAAGGTGTTTGAGTATCAATCTAAAAAAATGGAAACATACTACACGAAAAGAATGCTATATAAGCAGTATGAAAGAGCAATGAATGAATCCCCATTTGACTAAAAAACTTAAATAGAATATTGACTTATGTCGGAGTGTATAGTGTGTTATATGTAAAGTCGCAGACGCTCTTGGGTAGTGGATAATCCTATTCTATTTTGATAAACTTAGAAAACTTTGATGATGAAACGATATTTAGCTTTTTATGGCGATGATTACTACCCTGTTGGTGGTATGAATGACTTTATAAATGATTATGAAACTTTAGAAGATTGCGAAAAAGCGATTAAAATAAAACATAAAGAAAATAGACCTGAGGATATAGAATGGGAATTTGCTTGGAAACAAATATGGGATTCTAAAAAAAGAGAATTTATTGTAAATACTTTTTATCAGCATAACGCATAACGGTTTGTGTATGGTGAGTAGCCGACACCTAAAACTTGGCTATTTAAACAAATGTTTAATCGGCTATTTACTATATTTTGTGTTAGCCACAGTTAATTTAATTATGGAAAGAATTATTCAACAACTAAAAGAGCAGCGAGAAAAAGCTGAAAAGACATTCATTAAAAACAGCTTAATAAAAAGAAACTGCAAGTTTGATGCACCTTGCCCTGATGTAGATGCTGACTTGGACGCTATTGGCGAACTGAACCAAGCGATAAGTATATTAGAAAACTATGGTGCTACGAAAGAGCCTGTTTCTAATTGTGGATAACGTATGATTATATGGTTAGATTTTTAACGGATTAAATAGAAAAATTATGAATGAGAAAGCAGAATTTGCAGTAGAAATACTAAAGGAATATGCAAAACAAAACCAAGTACTGCCAAGAAGTACAAGCGACCTATCTAAATTAGAAGAATGGTTGATTATAGAACTATTTAGAGTTAAAAAATTAACTATATAACGTGTTGTTTTTTTTTAATTGCACACAACTACCCACTAAACGCAATAACACAAAAAGCCTACTATAAATCACTATAGTAGGCTTTAGTATTTCTATAAGCAACTAGGACAAAGCAGCCCCTTTACTGTTTTAGCTATGTATCTAAAAAGTTTTGTAGGGTTTACTTTTTCAGAATTTGGAACATCTATAGTGCCGCTTATTTGACCACTATCTGTATCAGTTCCTGACATTGTAAATGTTGTTTCAGTTCCATTATCGCTACCCTCTACAAGATGTAAAACCCCTTCATCTTGGTTACAATCTTCTTCATACTCGTATGTGTTAGCATACTGATTTACTAGTGTTATATTACACATGATACTATTGTTTTTATAATTAAAAAAATAATGTTTGCAAAATCGTCTGGATCATAACTTTTACCACCTTCTAAAAACTCAAAGTAATTAAAATCTATAGGTTTAGGCTTATACATTAATCCAATTAATGCTTTTTTAAACCAAAAATTAGCAACAACTAGTAAGCACATTATACCTCCTACTTTGTTGCTTATATCTAAAATTGTTTTCATATCTAATTGTCTTTTTCTTCAATGAAAGACTTAATCTTATCTTGTAGCATAAGCCTTTGATTGACTACTATTTTTTTAATTTCTTGTATTTCTTGTTTGATTTCTGGGTTTGATTCCTCCAATATATCCAATATTTTCGGTGTAAAAGCATCAATAATAGAACCAAAACCCTTATATAATTCTAAGAATGTTAAAGGGTTAGGGGATTGATACTTTTTAAAATTAACAGCTATGCTACTAAGCATACTTATTATAAATAAAATACCTCCGATATGGGCTATTATTAGTAATGGTAGTGACATCTTTTATCATTTTAATTGGGGATAGTGTTTGTTTTGTGTTATATGGCTGTTAGTGCTAAGTTTGAGCCTAAAAGCATTGTTACGTCTGAACTGTCTGTTATGTTAGTAATCCATAATTCAATCCTGTCATTTTCATCTAGCATCACAAAAGGAAAGAAAGGTCTAAAAGTAGCTACATCGATAGGGCCAGCAACTCCTGCTATTCTTCTAGTGAAGGAAGCTAAGTCTGAATAAGTAGCTGTACTGTCATCGTATTTTCTTATCGTCAGCGTTATATCCTTGCTTTGAGTGCCTTCTAAAACTATACTACCATCTATAGCATAAGATTCCTCTTTTGTTGTGCTATGTGCAAAAGCATTATTACCTACTGATTTCAAGTGCTGCATGAAACCGTATGTTGTTGTGCCTAATATCTTTGTAGACGTATTTAATGTTAAGGGTGTCAACACCTCAGTAGTACAACTCCAATAGCCGCCTATTTTAGTATTTTTTGCTATATTGCCTTTGTTCCCTTTAAAGAATGCTTTTCTTGATTTCCAAGTTTCAACAGTATCGGCACCGCTCCCAAGTGTGAAAGGTGCCACCATGTTACCATCTCCACTATATCTGCCATTTTCTAATTGATACCCTTCATCTTCCAATATCATATCATAATCAAAAGCAAAAGCAGATTGACCTGCTAATACATCAATATTAACATCTGAACGAATATTGCCAATACTAAAGCCTACATCGCCTTTTAACAAAGCACCACTTAGATTAATAAACCTTGAACTTGTTATCCTAAAACCGCCCCAATTAGCACCCTTCAACAAAAATCCACTCAATGCACCAAAAGCGAATCCAATCGTCCAGAATCCTTGCCTTAAACTTTCAAGTGTTCCCATCGCTGTACTTCCAGAAAAAGACACGTTTAGTAGGTCAATAGCTTCATTACTTGTGCCTATCATTTTTATTGCTTCACTTCCTGCACCTGTTGCCGAAATATCTAAATCAGAAATAAGCAAATCAGTACCTATACATTCAATCAATGATATTCCGTCTTCTGAACTTGACATTGATGTTATCCCTTTTGCAGCCCCTTCTATACCAAATCTAACACCGCTTGTTATGTTAGATAATGTGTATATTCCCCAATCAAAAGAGTTATTATCTATTACATACATTAAGTTTTTAGCATCTATCTTGTACCCATCTGTCAATGTGTGTGTAGATAATAAATCCTCTACTTTAGAAATGTGTTGTTTTGTTTTAAATACATAGCCATTAGGCAGTATAATGTCACTCATGATATTAATATGTTATGTTTACTAAAGCTGTTCCATCTGCTACCCCTGTATCCCAAATCCCATTAATAGCGTTTGTATTGTCATCTATAATAGCTATACCATTTTGAGGCAATCTATATTTATAGCTAGTAAGAGAAGCAATTCCGCCAACTTGTAAAAATAAGTCAGATGTAGAAGTATTTGCAATTGTTACTGTTTTTCTGAAAGGCGAAGCTATTGCTATTTGTCCATTTATAGCACTAAAATTTACTGTAGTTAGTGTTTCACTAAAACGCCCCACACCATCATTAATTCTATAATTAGAATATCTTAATTCTTGTAATATTAAATCCTGTGTACTGTAAGCTATAGCAGAAGTAACATAAAGTAAAGTTTGATACTCAATAACTACTCCGTTTGTATCATCTGCTATTAGTAAGTTTGAAAATAAAGAAGTAGGAAAGTCTGAACTTTGAATCCCTAATACAGTAGCAGAAACTTTTACAAAGTAATAGTAAGGTTGTGATATATTAAGTAATTCAATTAAATCTTCTATTCTGTTAATAGTTGGATTATTAGTGAAATTAGACACTACTATACTATTTGCACTTACTCCTGTTTCTATTGATATTTCATTCAAAGCAAAAGGGAATCCGTTAAAACTTTCAACATCTGGATTCTCTAAATTAATAGTATATCCTGTGTATTTTTCATCAAAAGTTGTTTGTAATGCACCACCACCACTTGAACCCCCCACATAGCCTGTAAAATATTCGGTATTAATTTTGTTTACTAATTCTGTAAGTGTTCCAACAAAAACAACCGCTGCACCTCCGTTGTCTTTTGTACTTATTACCGAATCAGTAAAACGCATAGTTAAAGAAGGAACGTCATCAGCGAAAAAGTACAAATACTCTATGTCTGAATATTTAGCTTGTATTTTAGCATCTAATCCAAAGCTACCTAGTAGTTGGTCGTTGTCAGCATTTACTACATTAATTGTATTATCTAGTTGCTCTATTAAATAGTTAGGCATTATTTTATTTTTAGTTGTTTAAAAAAGTGGCTTTATTTGTACCTCAAATTCTGTAAATAATAAATCTAAACCAGTAGTTTCTACTTCAAATCTTACTGTATGCTTATCGGTGTCTGGAAGTGTTATATCTGCTTGACCAAAAAATAATGACGCTGTACTGTCTATACCAGCAACCGCTGTAACTAAGACACCATCTAGCAATACCTGTGCTGTACCATTTACAACATCGCCAAGCTCAGCAAATGCAGCATTTTTATCGAATCTATATCTTAACTCTAAAAGATATGGGCTATCTCCTGTTACAAACGAGAGTATATTATGTGTTTGTCCTACAGGGAATGCAGCATCTAAGGAAAAAGAAAATCCATCGCCTAAATCTTGCCCTCTATAACTAGAACCAACATAACCACCATTTGTTACAAAAGAGTTTCTATATCCATTCTCAGCAGCAGGGGCAACGGCTATTTGATATTTATTAGCCCATAAATCAGAAGGAACGCTTACAAAAGAAGTAACTAAAACAGGAGTGCCAGAAGGTAGCTGTTGCCTTACATCGTTTTGATTAGATATGCTTATTTTTTCAAAATCTTTATTGATAGTCGTAATCCCATATTCCCCTGTAACTTCTTGTAATGCCGTCCTGTGAAATGCCCCAAAGCTAGAATAAACTAAGTCCAGGGTAGTAGATTCTAAAGCACTAGCATCTATAGCTAAATCAAATCTAACTTGTATTGCTCTATCTTCTAATTCGTCAGAAGTGTAGCCGTTGTCTGATGCAAATGTTTTTTTATCAAAAACAACTTTATTTGTATGTCCTACAGTTTCAGAAGCTGTAAAATAATCCCAAATTGATTGCGTACTTTGCCATTTAGTAGAATCGTCAAAAGAATCCCCAAACGCTCCATTGAAACGACCTAATATAGATTGTGTACCATTCTTAACAGCATAAACTAATAGTGTTATATCTCCAGCAACAGCAGGTGTAACACCATCGGATTCGTAGTATAATTGCCAACTACTAAAGGAATCAACGGCATCAAAATAAGCATTCCCATCTAAATCTTTTATACCATCATCGTCATTATCCCAAAACGCCTGTTTTTCGTCTTGTACTATATAGTTGTTATTAGAATTGCTTGTAATAGCATCAATCTCATACGATAATAAAACCCTTTGATTGACATCTAATAAAGTACCATCATCTTCTATATCAATGTTTTTAATCGTCCATACTTCGGTAGTATCTATATCTTCAATCGTAATTACATCATGCTTGTCTAATGTTTTTAATACAGACAAAAAAGGGCTTCCTACTATTGTAGATAGTGTGTACCTCTCTATAGTTGTGTTTTTAGTCCTTGTTTCTTGTCCTGTATCATCTACAGTAGTTTCTATAGTATCTACAAAAGTAGGTCTACCAAGATCACCGCATAAGTAATAGGTATTTTTATAGCCATCCCCCCAATAAGTGTTTATTGAAAAATCCGAACAATCGTTGGACGTGCTAGGGTTGTTATATGCTGTTATTTTTGCTCTCATAATAAAACAGCCCACTATCACTAATGGGCTGTAAATAATGAAGTATAATAAATATTATAAAGGATAAGGATATACATCTGGGAATGTCTTAGCTTCCCAAGTAAATGTTACATCAATACGTTTTACCGCATCTTTGCCCTCATCAAAAATTAGATTCGGTTTGATACTTGAAAAATTTAAACCTGCTGCAACCCCGATAATTTCAGAATCTACAGTAGTAAAATAACCTAAAGGCTTAATAATGCCACACTTTACTTTTGACCAGTATTCGTGTGTTGCTTCGTCTATGTCATATATAGAGAATGTAGCTGTATTAGTATCGCCCAAATTGTAAGTTTGGAAGTCGTTTAATTCGATTTCGCTTGACTCACTTTCAGAAATAGAACCTTTGCCAAAGAATTGTTTTTGCTTTACATCTGTTGCATCTGTGTTGTCAATGTCAAAATCTAAAGCTACTAAAGCATTGCCCCAATTGGCTACCAATGTACCTACAGTTGGATTAACTAAAATAACACTACTTAATTGAGAGCGTTTGATACCTTTAGGGCAATATTGTACTTGCGTACCTGCTGCACCTAAAACACCATCGCAATCTAGAGCCGAACAATCAACGGCTGATATATTTACAGGCATAATTTATATTTTTATTGAATTTTTATTAATAAATGTTCGGTCTTTGCATACTAGGCAGTCACTTACATCTTTAGGCATATGATAAACTAAATTATCTATACCATCATCGTATATTTGTTTTTGCCTTTGTATTTCTGATACTAAAACTTGTGGATCTAGTACCATCGTGTAGTAACCTATTCTTTTACTTTTAAGTATTGTATCGGCAACCGACATAATAGACCATGCTTTTATACAATCAGCTAAAGCCCACCCAAGATTTAAACGACCTCCAAAAGTAGGAGTATTTGGGTCTTGTGCTAATTCACACAACCAACTATAGTAATCGCAACTAAAAACAGCGTTCAATCTAAGACCTTGCATAGTAGATGTAAAATAACCATTTTCTAAGTCTAATATAGTATCAGATTGTACACCACCTTGATTATTTAAAACCATCAAAAATGGGTCGTCTTGATACTCATTTCTACTACCACACCCGCAACCTTGTTTTATATTGTTGTTTATCGGTTTAGCCCCTACAGGGATTTGATAAACAAAATAAAAACGCTCGTTTTTGTCAGGTCTTGAATTGGTTAAATCAATAACAAAAGGAGTAGGGAATGTAGCCGTAAATACTTCTTTATTCCCTGTTACTGATACAGTAGCAGATGTAAGTACATTAGTAAAATCCCTAGAGTTATAAACCTCTATTGTTACATTAGTAGGTGCTGTTATACCGCTAAAGAAATTAATATCAACACTATTTACAGTTATTGCACCGCCTTTAATCCTATAAGGCTCAATATAAAAACCTGCGTAATTAGCTGTATTTTGTACAAACTCGGCAGTTTTATAATAGTCATCGCCTATAGTCTTAAATGGTGCGAATCTCTGGTCTAATCTTGTATTAACTCCGTTTAGAAAGTCGGTTAATGTTTGCTTTATTGCCTTTTCTCGTGCATCTATAGCTATATCCCAAATACTACCATTTGAGCAGTCAGAACCTGCATTAGCCATATTGATAGGCAAACTGTCACTATTTAGAACATACAAGCCAGACGAACTCGCGTTTAATTCCGCAAAGTCCATCGGCTTTGTATCGTCCCAACAGTCACATTCAGTATCTGAAAGACCTATTATATTTGTTAGACAATCTAACATTACCCTTTAACGATTTTAACGATTCCAGTTTCAGCTCCGTTGTTTGGTGCAAGGGCAAACATACCAGTCAAATCATACTCCCAATTGTGCAACAAACGAATCTTTTTGTTTTTGTTTGTTGTTTTATCACAATCTTTTTGATATAATACATCTACATAAGCATCTTGCATAGACGTACCATTGAAGAATTGGAATACAGACGTGCTATTATTGTCTTTATCAAAGTTGTTGTAATAACGTAAAGGAACTGATACCTTAATAGTACCGTCTTTGTCGCCAACTTCCATTGGTGTAGTAGGGTATTCAGCATAGAAATAAGAAGCGTATGCTCTTGAATCTACAATAAATAGACAATCATCGCCTACAACTCTATCAAGGTTTCTCTTGTCAAAGTATAAGTTTGATTCTCCAAACGCTACACTATTTCCAAACTTATCATTACCTACATTACCACCATTAAATGATGCTACAATAGATGCAGTTTGTAAACTTCTACCAGATAAAACTACATAGTCAGTAATTCCATGCTTATCAGCCAAATACATAACGTTTGCAAGGGCTTCTTGTGTCTTAGTGCCATTCCAATAGTCAGCGTCTGTCATAGTGTAATCACCTAAAACGATAGTAACACCATCAGGTAAATCAGTAGCAACAGGTGTAGATTTGTTAGCTTCTAATTCTGTGATAAACTTAGTGTTAATACCTTGAACGATCATTGTTTGTCTGTGCATCATCAACTCAGCTACTCTTTCATCAAATTTATAATGATTATCACAATCATCATCATTCAAAGAAATTACACTTTTTGAGAATAGATTAAAATCATAATCTACCGCTACAGTTGAAACGCCATCTCCTTGTGCAATATCACAAGCAGAAGTTACAGCGGTTGAACCTATTGTAATTTCAGAAGTGTTGTCGGCTACAGAATACCAAATACGTGTACCTGTACAAGATGCGTTTGTACCTGCTTGTAGTGGTTCTAAAGTGGCTACTTGTCTTTCAGCCAATAATGGGGCTGTGACTGGTGTGTTTCTAAGTTCTAATTGAACATTAGATTTGTTTTTGAAAACTCTGGACATCTTAGCGAAGATAATCTCCATTTTCGATGCTGTTACATCATTAGGCATAGTATAAAAGTTTTAAGAGTTGTTTTTTTGTTCGTTCAACTCCATTTGTTGTAAAATAAAATCGGCTTTCTCTGGGTTACCTTCTGATTCGGCTTTTTGGAACTCTGAAAGTCCAATTTTACCAAGTTCGTCACTAGTAAATCCAAAAGTATTATTAACATTCGCCCCATTGCCTTTAGGGTTTGGGGGTGTGTTTATTTGTTGTGTTTCGTCTAAGAAATCTACAGGGCTAACTCTTTTTAATAAGTCATCAAATTCTAAAAATCTGCTTTGCTTTTCGTCAAAAATGCGTTCGCCATCTTTATCTTTTATTACCTCTCTGCCATCTTCATCAAAAGTAATTTTGTACTTTTCTTTGAGGGCTTTTAAAGTAGTTTCAATTTGTAGCTTTTGCCTTTTTTCGTCTTTACTCAAATTAGCATTTAAAGTCTTTAATTTAGAAACGGCTAACTCTTTTAGTCTTTGGTCGTTTTTAAACTGTCCTAAATGTTCATCTTTGTATTTCTCTTTTTCGGCTTGGATATAATCCTGTACCTCTTTGAGTTGCAATGCCTGTGAAATTGTAAACGGTTTTTCATCTTTGGTATCTCCTTTGTTTTCTAACTCTTCTTTTAGCTCTGCAAACATATCTTTTTGCTTATTGCTAGAAAATTGAAAATTAGGCAAAGATTCCTTTATTAATTTTTCAGTCTTAGTATGTGCTTGACGTGTGTATTTGCCTTTGAGCTCTTCGTTTTTATTCTCATTGTGAGAAATAACTGTACTCTCTACTGCACTAACTAAATCATTAAAATCTGTAATCTCTAAATCCTTAGTAGAAGCTACTAAGTCCGAATTCTTTACGCCTGTGAAGCGTGTAACAGCGTTTAAAAACGCCTCCTTTATTTCCTTATCCATCAAATATACGTTATTTTAGTTTAAAAAACAATTATTTAACCTCTTCTGTGGGTTTTTTTGTACTCTTTTTTGCTTTTTCCATGCTTGGAGTGGGTTTTGGCTGCTTTATTTCTTTAAATTCGAATTTAGCAGGTGCAGATGTTTCTATTTGTACTTTTTGTTCTGCTGTGCATTCATCCCATTTATTCTCTTTATTAGAAGTCCAAAACCTTCTTTTTTTTCTATACTTAAACATTAGCTTAATTTTTTAAGGTACTCAATAACTCTTTTTTCATCAACGCCCAATGCTTCGGCTATTTCTTTAGAGTCTTTTTCTTCATCTTGATACATCTTTTTGACTGTAGATTTATCTTTATTAGACAACCCTTTTACATCTGCTTGGGCTTTCTTAGGTGCTTCAACTTCTTTTACCTCTGCTGCTGCCATACTTGGGGTTGCTTTAGGGGTGCAGTATAGTCTACATATTCTATCTGCTTCTGCCTGTAAGTCTTTTAGGAAAATGTAATCATGTGTTACCGCTTTGTGCTTATTTGATGCTGGCACGCCCTCTTCTCTTGCTCTTTTCTCTTCTGCTTCTTTGTAGCCAATTTGTCTTTTAGCTATTTGAGTGGGTACAATCATGTAAAATTCGTCACCTGCTTCTAATACTTGCTTATCAAAATATCCACCATTTGCAAATTGTCTTTTAGTTCGCTTTTGAACTGTCTTAGTGTGAGATAGTGGATATGTTGGGAATCCAACACTATTTAAAAAATCCACTTCCTCTTTTGTCATGTCCTTTCTTAAAATAAATTTGTTCATCATTTAAAATATTTAGTTAAAAATTAATTACTTGCTTTTACTGTTTCTATTGTTGTATTACCTTTGTTGTCTTTAGTTCTTACCTGTGCCTTATCTCCTAATGGGATGACTGTAGGTATTTGTTTTACTGCTTCTCTAATAGCTGTTAGGTACTTAGATTGACCATTTATAGCTTCTTTTATGCCGTCTTTATACGCTTGATACCTTGCAGCTTCTACACGTTGTTTTTTAGCTTGTAGGTTTACTTGTATGCCGTTGTTTAAGTCTGTACTATGATTCCCTAATAATAGGCTTCTAGCTTGTTGCATCGTCTTACCTTTTAGCTTTAAATCCTTTGTCGTTTTTGCATCAAGTACAAATTCTTGTCCGTGTGTCACACCTGCTTCATCATCAACGCCCATATTACCAGTATAACCACCATCTTTAAATCCTACTGAATTACCTACTGATACCTTAGAAGCCACAAAACTACCTATCATAACCGCACTAAGGGCAGTAGCTAATGCCACACCAATACCAAACGGCAAACCACTAAGACTAGAGTATAATGCAGATATAGATGTAATTAAGTTACTTGCTTGTAGTGCCGTATCTAGTGCAAATTGTGTTTTAGCTGCTTCTTTCTTTTTCTGCTCTGCTATATCTCGTGCCTTTTCTTCTTTCTTTATCTGATCTTGTATATTTTCAATATTAGCAGCTTTGCCAAGATTAGCTAAATCTATTTCAGTAGCTAAATCGCTTTTCAAGTCATCTATTTTATCATTTCTAAAATCTACCTCTTTTTGTAGTGCCTTTATTTGTTCCCCTACAGCATCACTAACCGCTTTAGTTACCTGGTTTAATGCACCTTGTATAGCTTGTATATTGCTTTGTGTTTCCTGTCCTAATCCAAGCATTCCAAACAGCCCAGAACCTTTTGTTTTTGCCTTTTCTTCTTCTATCGCTACACCTACACCCCTAATAGATGTTTTTACTAATTCTATTTCAGTATCTAGGCGTTTCTTTTCTTCTTCTGTAGCATCTGTACTAAAAGCCCTAATAGCTTCTAATCTTGTTTGTTGTAGCTGTAGTTCTAATAAAGCCCTTTCTTCGCTTTGTACTCTTTGAAAATCTGTAATCTCTGCTTCGCTTTTAGCAGTTATAGCAAAAGATTGTCTTTCTTTTTCTTGCTTACTATCTAACTCTAACGTTGCTATTTCAGCCTGTAAGTTTATGTTTTTTAGTTGGTCCTGTACTGCTGCATCAAATGTCGTTTTTTGTAGCAGTTTAGCTTTTGCCGCTGCTTCTACCTTGATAGCTTCTAATTGTTTTTGATAGACTTGTTCAGAAACTAATAATAAATCTTGTTGGTTCTTCTTACTTACTAAAGAATCTGTTATACTCTTATCCCTTGCTTTTTTCTCATCTAGTGCTATTTGTTCTGCCGTCTTTTTACTTTCATCTACAAGTAAATTGTTAATTTCAAGTTGAAACGCTGCAATGTCGGCTTGTTGTTTTATTGCTTGATTATCTAAAGACTGTCTTTGTCTGCGAATATTTAAAAGCCTTTGTTCTGATTGTGTCCTTAGATTAGCTAGTTTAATTTCTGCCTGTGCTATTTCGTCAAGTGTCTGTTTGTCGCTATCAGATTGAGAAGCTAAAGCCTTTAATGCCTTTACTCTTTGCCCCTGTGCTGCTATCTCTTTTTTTAATTGTGTATCTTCTAACTTAATAACATTATCAAGTGCTTCTATCCTTTCGGCCAAAGGTTTATTGGCATCACTCGCTATATCTCGTGCTTTAACTAATTGAGTGTTTAATTTAGCCCTTTGAACTGATAGCCGTCTTTGTGTATCTACTACTGCGTCTAATTGTTTTTGTAATGCAAATGCTGCTGCTGCTTCTCGTTTTATTTCTTCAGTTGTATTTTTTATAGCATTACCAAACGCTTTTTGTTGTTCTGCATCTAATCCTGTACTTAGTTGTGTTAATGCCGTATTGAGATCAACTACACTTTTCTTTAATCTGTCATAATCAAGCGTACCTAAAGCCTTTAGTGTTTCAAGCGTACTTTCTGCAATCAATAAAACAGCCTTAAATCGGTTAAATACATTAGTAATAATAGCTTTACCTAATGACTTTATACTTTCTAAAGGATTCTCAAAAGCACTAATTATAGCACTACCTACGTTCACAACAATGTCACGCAAAACATCTAAAACAGCCCCTAGTGCTGCACTTGCTTGTCCTAGAAATTCAGCCCCCTTCTTAGTAGATGAAAACGCCTTAAATAATGCCGTAACAGCACCAACTAAAGCAACGAATACTAACAGTACAGGATTAGCTAATAACGCCTTAAATGCCTTTCCTAAATTCCTAATGCCACTCCTAAGACCTCCAAAGCTACGACCTAATACACCCACCGAATTACTCAACTGATTTACACTAGTAGCCGTTTTTTTAGTGTTACTATTTAGTTTAGTTGTATCATCACTAGCTTTTTTAATAGCCTTTGATGTGTCGCCTAACTCTTTTTCAAACTTATCTAAGCCTTTAGGGTTAAAACTTTCAGTTACAGATTGCCCTATCTCGTCAATAGATGAACTTGCCACACTTGCTTGACTTGATATATCTTGCAAGGATTGGACTATCCCGCTATCGTCTGCTGTTATTGTTACTATTTGTTCAAATGCCATTTTATTTGTCTTTTTCTAACTTTGCTTTTATATTGTAAAGTATTTGGTAAAACTCAACAAAATAGCAGCGTTTTAAATATTCAGCATCATAACCGCTATTGTCAATTATAATACTAATACTATCAATTAAATCTTGTTCGCTTGTTACTGTTATATCCTTATAAGTATAACTCCCATTCGCTTTAAATTTAACGTCATAAAATCGCCCTAATAACTTGCCATCATCTTCTTGAAAATCTATTAAGCCATTTAGTCGGCTTTCAAAATCTCCTTGCACTCGTCCGATGTTATTAGAGCCAACTCGAAAAAAAAAGATGGATTAATATTTTCTTTCGTCCAATCGTCTATTTTCTTGTCTGCTGTTTCAAAATCCCAATCACTTATATCTTCGCCATCTTTGATTATGAATAGACTTGCTATATAGTAAGCTATTGAGTTTTTATTATTTACATTCTTAAAGCACTCTATTTGATTGATTACGTTTTCCCAAAGGTTAGAAATTCCTTTTTGAAAGTTAGCTTGTGTAGACATTTGTATCATCTGCTCCTTGATAGACAAAATAGCCTTAAATTGCTCTGTAGGTGTTTTCCCTGTTGCAAACATTCGATGTAAATCTTCATAAGCCCTACGCCTTTTTATATTAAATACCAACTTGGCCGGCATAATAGTATATTTGCTACCATTTGCTACAAATTCGGTTTGTAACTCGCCATTTTCATCTACTAGATTACGCATAGGGATAACAGCATCAATCTTTTTATCTGTATTGTCAAAATACCCTCTAATTTTATCTATTATCTTCGCCATTACCTTAATATCCTTTTAATTAACAGTGATACAAATATACTCAAAATAGGTGCAAAAATTAAGTTTATACCCAAAATAATGCTAATACTATCTAATTGAAACATATAAACTAAGTAGCATATAAAAGCTATCCAACCGCCTAAGCATTTTTCGCAACTTAAAACCTTTGCTAAAACATCAGGTAGATAGTGATAATAACCTTTTAAAAAGTCTAATATCTGCCTGTTTTGTGTAAGTTCATGCACGTATACCCATCCAAATATTGAACTGTATATACTTATCTGTATTATTATATATAACTCCATTCTTCTATATTTACTTTAGTTATTTGCTTCTTTTCTTCTTCTGTAAGTATGCCTTTTATTTGCTCGTTCAAGTCGATAACAATACCATACTGTTTAGTTTCTTCATTAAAAAAAATAGGGCTATATCTATTAGCTAAATACCTTTCTTTGCTAACAAAAAGACTATAATGTATTTTATTGTTTAAAGCTTCAACATTTTCTATATTTTCACTTATATACATCTTCATTATAAATTGTATTTATCTTTTAAGTTTACAAAATTGTCTGAAATCTCTAAATTATTAAGTGCTTTATCATAAAGTAAAACCCTTGCAACATACCCATTAAAATAATTAGATGTAGCTTTCCCTATTTCGTATAAAGTCCCTGCCATTGATAGAGTTCCAGTGGTTGAATTTACTAATGTATCATTTAAGTAAAAGTCTGCACTATTAGCCCTTTTTACAAAAGAAAACATAAACTTATTGTTAGACACAGCAACTAAGTCAGAAGTAAGAGAGTTGTTAAAATTAAATTGGTATTGTCCTATAAATTCCCTTAATTGAACAAACGATAAAAGGGCATCCCCTGCCAACCAAGCTACAGCCCCATTGCCCACGTGTGGAACTCCTACACGCTCTAGCACTATTGTAAAAGTAGCCTCATCGGTAGATAATAACATGTCTGTTCTTGCCACAAAACTTGATACGTCAAAATAAACAGAAGGTAAAGAGTTAATGCCGTTATTTATATATTTAGGTCTAAATACTCCAGACGTTTGCAAAAAGTCATTATTTTGTCCGCTTTGATCTGACCATAAAAACACTCTTTCATTTTCGGCAGGACTCCCACTATTTACGCCTATTTCTGCATTTAAGTCTAGTACTAAGTCAGTTGTAACAATTGGCGGTATAACAGGAGGTATTGGGGTTGTAGAACTAGAATAATCAATACATTTAATAGGGTCAAAAATAGGGAACTCAAAATCATTATCTAGACACATATCCATTGTGAAAGTTACATCTACAGCATAAAACGTAAAAGGATATAAGTAATAATTCAAGTCATCAGGATAATCATATTTACCAAAGATATTATTTAGATCAGTTATAACTCTATTAGGTTCTATTTGCACCCTATTACCTGCATAGTGACCACCTAATATATTCCCATTCTTTGATATAGCTTTAAACACACTAGGTACAGTGTATGATGCACCTTGGCAAATAGGAACATTAGTATCTATTTCTTTATGCCCTAATTCTTGAAGGTTTAACCACACCACCAAACGAGCTGTCCCCCTAAATCTTTTTTTAGTGAATTGGCTTAGGTTTGGCGTTTCTCCTACGCTCTGCATCGGACTTGTTAATTCCCAATAGACAATACTTTTTTTGCTTTGGTCTGGTACTAATTCACTATACAAAGTAGTATCATTGCAATCTTTTTCGGTTACAGAACAAGAAACAGGGTATTTCTTTATTTTAGTTTTATTACCCTGTCCTATCTGCTTAGATGTTAATGTTTGGACTACACCTCCATACCGCTCAACAAAAGGCAACGCTTTTATTGTATCAGCTAATAAAGTGTCAATTAAATATGGTATGATCATAAGAATGTATTAAATATGTTTTCTATTCGTTCCCTTTGTGCATCTATTACTAGTTGTATTTCTTCGCTTGTTGGTTCGTATATATTGCCAAACCTTTCATTGTGATAACCTATTAACCTTTGTGCGTATTCTGTTTGTCCTCCTATTCCCACTTTAGTTATAAAATTCGTATTCTCTATATTATTAACTCCTGATTGTTGGAACATTTGACCAGTTCGAGTAAAATCAATACTATCTGTTTGTAAACCGTCTGCTTTTCTAAAGTCTACATAAGATTGAAAGTAAGAACCCTTTTTGATTGTGTTTCTTGCTCCTTGTGATAGTGCTTTTTGTTCTCCAAACCATCTCGGTACTAATGATTCAGAATAACTACCAAACTCGCTGCTTGTGCTATCTTGTCTAGTTTTTTGAATACGAAGCCTAATCAATGCAAATAAATCATTTGCTTGTTTTACAGTTTCCTGCTCCCTTGTAGCTTCTATTTCTTCGGCTATAAGTTCTAGTCTATTTTGTAGGTCTGTAAATGGCATTTATTCACAACAATCAGTCATTAAAAACTCTTCGGTATTATATATTTTAGCCTCTCCTAAAGAACTCAAAGTAAGTAATACGACAAAACGACCAGCCACAGCGGATGGGTGTGTATAACCATCTCCATCAAACGACCAACACACTAAATCTACTCCATTTTTTACAATAGCTTTAGATGTAAAATTAATACCTGCTATAGCCGTAAATGATGTGAATATTCCACCACCAGGCGTTTCAGCTAACAGGGCAGATACAAATGTATCTTGTGTAACGTGTATTTGAAATGAAGGTATCTTACCAATAGGTAGTTTTTGATACCCCATTACTACATTTTTATTACTTTTTCTAGCAGAAAACAACTTAGTAGGGGAATCACATACAGGATAACCACTACCGCTATTTTCTTTAGTACCTTGATTTATATAAAACATTCTAATAGATTAAATTAATAGTTATATTTCTTGTTTGCAAGTCAAATTCAGAAGAAACCAAACGCCCTGAATCTGTATAATTAGTTATAAACTTACTATAAGGGCTAAAGCTACTATAACAACAAACAGGATAAGTAATTGATTCGTTTTCCTTCTTTTGTTTTTGCTCAAACTCTGTGTTTACAAAGTTCATATAGCCGTTTTTAAATGGCCTGTAAAACTTCCAAAACTTATCTTGTAGGTTAGCCATTGCCAAAGGTGCATTTGGTTTGAATACTCCGCTTATTTTGCCCTTTTCTGACTGTGAACCGCTTGGGTTTACACTCTCAATAGGAGCTAAACTATTAGGAAGCATTAAGCAAATACCATCGTTTCCAAATTCATCTGGATTATTAAAGATAGTTTGTATATCAGTAAATATATTTGACGAACTATAGTTTTTTACACCATTTGCACATGGGTTGCCGTTATACTCAATAGGTACACCTTTGAAATCTATATCCTTTTCTAGACTATCAAATGATTCACTTAATGGTATATCTGAATTATCAAAAGTAACCTTGTTTTTATTCTCTATCCATTTACCACCATCTATAGCCGTTAAATCAATAGGATTACCTGTTAATAAGTCTTTGTAATGTTCAATTATTAGCCTTTTTGTACCTTCATCTATGGTCCAATAACAGTTTAATTTACCTTGTATTATTTCCTTTAATATAGTTGATAATGTTGTCGTTTCTACTGTAGCAGGTAAACTAGCGGTTGGGCTTCTTACATCACTAATAGAATGCAATTGGATGCCCTTTGTACTACTTGGATTGTTACCAGTTACAGGGTTTGTATCCCTTCTTAAAAACCTACTTTGTACATCTAAATCTGGGCAAACTTGATTAAGACCATAATCTATTACTTCATCTAAATTACGACCATTACCAAAGGTTACATTGCCTCCATAAGCTTCTACCGCTCTATTATAATCGAACCATAAGTAATTAGCTATGCCTGACAAAACTGTAGATTTAACTAAAACCCAATTTTGATTGTCTGCTGTAATCGCTGGTGGAGCAGGGGATAATTGAAACGACCAAGCAGCAGCCACACAAGGGATAGAATCTAAAGCATCCGCACGTCTTACCCAATCCGCTATGCCTTGATTACATCTATTATAAAACAACTCCCAACCTGTGCCGTCTGGTGGTTGTGGTTCTCCTGCTTGACAATATGTAGATACTTTTTCATAAGCAAATACACTAATTGCAAATAGGGGCGTACTAGCCGAATTACCACAATTCAAATAAGCACCAAAAAATGGTTTAGATTTATCATTTATGCCACCAACATCAAAGACTAATTCTGGTACGGCTGCATAATCAGAACTAACAATATTAGGGGTTTGTAATAAGTTAAACTCTCTATCAATAGAATCAATCAAGCATTGATATAAAGTGTCTGCTTTGGGGCTAACAGTAAAGGTCTTATTTACTTTGTCATCTTCGCCAATAGAATAAGTAAAATAGCCATCATAAATAGGCATTTCGATACGTCCACACTTCTCTATAATTTGGAAGGTTATTTTTTGACATTCTCCATGCAGTAAAATAAAATCGTAGGCATCAAATCTAAACACTAAATCGCCAGACAACTCTTTTACGTGTTGATATGCTCCGTTGTCGGTTACTAAATTAGTAGCTATCTTAATATCTCCTATATTATAAGGGCTGTATAGCTGACCATTTAGCTTAAATATGTATTGACTTGTGTTCATTTATTTATCAAATTTACTCTTTTCTATTGTCTTATCTATTCTTTTTGCAAGTTCGTACGTTATCCAGTTCAAATCATGCCTACAATTATAACCACCTAGATCAATAACCATTATGTGATTCTTCTTTTTGCCTTGGAAATCTAAGTCCTCCCAACTATTAATCGTTTCTCTATTATACACATTATTTATACGACTATCGCAAAAATGTCGTGTTGTTTTTATTTCAGTACCTGCATATATAGCGTAATTCAATTTCAACGCCTTACTAAATTGCTCGTCTAATGCACGGCTATAGGTTTGGAACTCTTCTATCCCATTTCTGTATTGATAGCCCTCTATTAGCCCCATTTTGCCCTCTACGCCTTTTATTTGGTCGCTTAATACTGTTTGTATCTCTGTTACACTCGTTGTAGCTGTTACGGCGTTCCTTAGCGTACTTTGTAGCTGCTTTTGTATCTCTGTATTATCAAATATTTCATTAACAAATGATGTAGAAGATATTTGAGCACGATTAAATATTGCATCACTTGTAGCAGCTTTAGCCCCTAATGTATTAAAGTAGCCACCTGTTAATTTTTCAAGCCCTAAGAATGACTTTAGATAATACTTTGCTAAGTCCTTATCTATATTATCCCTAATGAATTTCTTTAACTTAACAGGACTTGCTATTTTTTTTAAGTTCTTAGTGCTGTTTTTTATGTTGCCATTGTCGTCTATATCTAAGGAAGGTACAAAAGTATTTAACATAAAAGCATTAAGGCGTTTTTGAGCAATTAAAGAGCGTTTCATTAGCCCTTTTTCGTTTGCTAGAATCTGCTTAGTCCTTTTAGCTCCTTTTTTCTTTAGCTCTGTTATAGTAGGTAATGCCATCTTATTCTATTTCTGACCTATCAATAGATTCTACTATAGATTCCGATTCTAGAGCTAAATCGATGTAAATTTGCGTAACCTCGTCCACTATTTTCTTTTGTTCTTCGTGTGGTTTTAAAGTAAACATAGGATATTTAAACCTAATATCGTTGGTAATTTGGCTAAAGTTTAAAGCTAATGTTCGCTGTAGGCTCTTACTTGGTAATGATTGAATAATGCTAGATTTTAACTCATTATCTACAGATGAAAACGGCAAGAATTTACGCATAACATCGTGTACTTTCATAAATGCCGTATTGTGCTTATTTTGCTTTAATAAAATACGTTTATCTATGCTCTCAAGCGTCTCAGGATTCGCATTAGCATCTGTAGCTACCTTTCTAAGCATTAGTAAATCCGCTTCTGTTTCTAAATTATAGTTATTCGTGTACACTAGTCTAGGGGCAACATCTTTTATGTCTTTAGTGTCTGCTATTACTCTTATAAAGAAGTCAAAAGCAGCTACAGGGCTTTGTGTAAAGTCGTATAGAACATCATAAGCCGTATCATAGTAGTTTTGATTCTCTGTTGCTGTTACGGCTACATTAGACTTAGTGTTTAAGTCCACACCAAAAATAGTTTTAGATATTTTACCGCTCATTTTATCAAGTTCTTCAATCTGTACCTTTAAAATCTCAATTGGTGGAGTAGAATATGCTGCTAAATCAGACGGTTTAATATTGTTTTCTCCATCTTTAATAGCCAACTGTATAACACTTTGACCGCTTGTCATTGTCTTCCCTCCTGTCCCTTTGCAAACGTGGCAACTGTTACCGCTTGGCTGTAGCGTACCACCCTTACATTGATTACCGCTGTGTATATCTACATAGTCACATGGTTGGTAATACTCGTATCGCATTGGGAACGTGTGCAAAAATGTTGTTATATCCTTCATACTGCCTAAATCTACTAACTCTTTATAGTTAGGCATAGCATTGTGCCAATATGATACAAAAGACGTGTTATTTGTAATAGGGTCTTTAATATAGCCGTACTGATGTAAAGGTAAAAAGTCTAAAGGATTCTCATACGCAAAAGTATAGTATATCTTCTCTTCTATCATTTCAGAAGATACAGCCTGTTCAAAGTTGTAAGCCTCGTAGTAGTTAGAATTATCTAATATATCTTTTATTAACTCAAAAGTAACGTAATACAATCCGTTTGACTCAAAAGTATAATAAACTGGAACATCTTTAGCTAGTAGTTTCTTTTCTTTGAAGTACGAAACAGAATCTAGATTGAATAAAACAGCTTCTATTATTGCACCTTTATTTTTGTTAATCCAATATACATTTTTTGAACTAAACAAAGAAGGATTAAAACTATCATCGCCTTGTGGGTTGTTGTAATACTTAATCCAAGTTACACTATTAGGATCAATAGTATTTTGTAGTAATGATTCGCTTTCTATGTAATCTAGTAACTGTTCGCCATTACTGCCTAGTTGATTAGTATATACAGATATAGCCTTTGTAACTTCTTCTTTAGATGAATACTCGAACTTTTGTTTATCTGCTCTAAATACACGCTTTATTTGATTAGCGTTTCTTGCTACTTCTGCACCTGTTCTAAATTGTGTAAGCCTTACCCTTTGTTCTTTTTCCTCTTTTGTTTCTTGTTTCCTTAGGCTAGTAATTAGCTTATCTATTCCAATACCAAAAGCATACATGTTGTAACTATTCATAACTTCTACAGTCCTCGTATAGTTAGCGTGTCTTTGTCCTAGTATTACTCTTTTTGTTATCTCTTGCATCAGTTATTATATTTATACAAATTTAACGTTTTTTAGCTAAAAAACCTAATGTAGTGGGATGACATACAAAATAAGTAAATGCGTCTAAGTGATGACCATCTCTTTTTTTCTTGTTCATCTCCCCGTTTGAACCTTGCACACAATATTTTAAGTCCTTCCTTAATTCTTTGCAATCTTCATGTATTTTAATTCTAACAGGTATTAGACCGCTAAATAGGAGGTTTATAAAGTTAGCCCTACCCAAAGAACCTTTTGCTATGTTGGCATACTTAGGATTTGATTTTGGTATTCGTTCAATAGGTATTGCATCTAATCCCTCTTTTAAGTCCATAAACAATGTCTTAACATCACGTGTGCCGTTCCTATGATTACCACTAGCATCGCCATACAAGAACACCCCATTTGATAAATCAAACCTATTCCCCAACTCCTCGCCTAAACTCCTAGAATCGTTCCTGGGGTGTGTCATAGCCATTTCATCTATTACCGATAACTGATAGTAGTTTTCGTACCCATTCCAAAACCCATTTTCAATATATTCTAATTGGAAAACTAAACCAGACATGTAGGGCTCGACATTAAAATCTACTGAATAATGTAGTGGTAATTTATCGTTTACTTTTACATTAGATTTAACGTGCTTTGCTTCTGAATACTTATGTATAAAAGCATTACCATCTATTATCTGCCCCCAACGCCCTAAAGTATAGACATCGTAATGACTTGACGATAAACTAGACATTAGATTTAATGATGCAATATAGCCACCATCTAAAAAACGATTATGCTTGTATGTTGTATTAATTACTCTTGTAGTAATTATTTCGGTTTGTTCTATATCGTAAAAATCAATGTATTTAACCTCTTGTTTGAACTCCCAAACATTCTTATCTAAATACTTTAAATCAAAGATATTAGACGGCATGTGGGCTTCTCCTTTTAGTTGTGGCTCTACATATTTAGCTACCCAATGTTCGGCATCAATTGGATTGAATGCAGCTACTAATTGCTTAGGGTAAACAGAATGACCTCTAAGCCTAATTATCAACTGCAACCACTCCGACTCTGAAAACTCTGTAACCTCTTCAACATAGATAGACGTAACACCTTCTAAAGACTTAATCTTTTCCTCATTATCAAGCCCCATCATAAAGATAACGTTGCCATTTACTTTATATTCAAGTGTCCTTTCTACTTTATTAACTTTGAACATTGACCAGAGTCCAAACCCTTTTATTATCTTTATTATACCATCCCAAATAGACTTACTAATACTTGTTGCTACCTTTCTAAGAACTAATATTTTATGGTTGCCGTCATGCTCTGTTAATATGCGTTTTACTATCCTGTAATACATATCTACACTCTTGCCACTACCACCACCACCAAAATAAAACAAGTACCTACCTTTGTAATCAGGCACGTACTTTGAATATATTGGGTTTGTTTTATATGTTAGTCTAGCTATCGGCATCGTCTATAATTTCAACATTTTTTAGAACATCGACTACATTAGTTTCAGTCCTTTGTGTGGTCCATCCATGATTATGTGACAAATTAGCCAGTCCTACAGCCGTTTTAATAGTGCCGTTTTCAGTAGCTTCTATCAAGTTAGTTCTTACTATTTCCTTCAAAACTAAAAGTGTTCGCAAAACAGTTTCACTATTTGAGTGTTTTTTAGCCATCACATTAAACCAATCAGACAGCATTCTAAACTTAGAAGCAACAGCTAAAAGTGTGGTAGGTCTTTTAGTTATAGTGTGCTTTTCTACGCTTGTTGTATCTCCATTGTCTGATTGAATAGTCTTAGTTTTCTTTATTACCTCACATACTATATCAGTAGTGGCATACTCTATCATTTTATCAAGCATTTCAAGCGTAGCATCTTCTGTCCATACCTCTGCGTTCTTATTGCCCTCTAATGCTTTACTTATCTTTTCCTTTGATTCCTTTGTATGTTTCTTATCCTTCATCTGCTATATCATTTTTTTAAACCCTATACTAATAGGCATAAATAAAAATTTAGTTTCTGCTTTAGTATCTAATTCTACATAAGATCCAATCTCTACTATATCATCTAACTTGGTTCTAATTCTATACCTAAAACCTAGCTCAACACTATTGGTTAATTCCTTATCTACTTTTTGAACATAAGCACAACTAAACTGGATTGTATTACCAAAAATAAAACCAATCTTTATTTTATCTACAGCAGCAGCAACAAAGAAAGAAGTATTATCTATTGCATATTCTACTGAAAATGTAGCTATTGATTTATTTAATCCTAGTTTATTGTTAAACGTTGGAGTTATTGAAGCCCCTAAATACATTTGCCCTGACATCGTCAAAGAAAGAAGCATTAGTATTGTTATTGATATTGTTTTCATAATTCAAGTCTTTTAGTAT